AGGAAAAGGCCAAGCAGTTGCCGGAACCCAAAACCTATCACTTGCTGTGTGCGTTACCGGAAATTCAAGAAACAACGGATGGCGGCATCATTAAGTCAGCGCAGAGCATCCATTACGAAGAAGTGCTGTCCCCGGTGTTGTTTGTAGTCAGCATTGGGCCGGATGCTTATAAGGATGAAAAGCGTTTTCCGAGTGGCCCGTCATGCAATGTGGGTGATTTTGTGTTGGTGCGTCCTAACACTGGCACCCGCGTCAAGATTCATGGCCGTGAGTTTCGTATCATTACCGATGATTCCGTAGAGGCAGTGGTTGCCGACCCAAGAGGAATTAAACGTGCGTGAGGAAAATATGAGCGAAGACGATCAAAAAATTGTTTTGCGAACGCAAGCAATTTTAGACGGGCTTGTTCATTATTTTACCGGCAAGCCATGTCACAAAGGGCATGTGGCAAAACGATATGTAAAGACTGGTCATTGCGTTGATTGCACAACCGATAGAAACAGAAGCGAAAAAAAAGTTGAATATCGGAAACAATATAAACAACGCAATTACTCAAAAATTTTGTTGAAAAACAAAATGCTGTATTCAGCTAATCCTGATAAATATAGGAAATATAACAGAGAGTACCAGAAAAAACATGTTGAAACGTTGCGCCCAAAAAATGCATTTCGTGCAATGCAAAGAATTGCCGCAAAACTGCAAAGAACGCCATTATGGCTAACAGAAGACCATAAATGGATGGTAAGCGAGATTTACGATTTAGCGGCAAAAAGAACAAAGGCAACTGGTACAAAATGGGAAGTGGATCACGTCGTGCCGCTAAGGGGAAGTTGTGTGTCGGGGCTTCATGTGCCGTGGAATTTGCAAGTTATTTTAATGGCGCAGAACCGCTCTAAAGGAAATACGTTTAATTATCAGGCCATTGCGTAAGGGGGTTATCATGGCAAAAGAAAACGAATTAGCAATAAACAATGGCATCTCGCATGGAGATGACGAAGAACAAAATGTGGTGTTTGAAATTGAAGGCGAAGCACCCATTGAAATAGTGGATGACACGCCAGAGGAGGATCGAAACAGACCTCCAATGAAGGACGAGCCTCAAGAAGTTACAGAGGACGAGCTTCAAAGTTACAATGAGAGTGTTCGGAAAAGAATTAAGCATTTCAGTCGCGGCTATCACGAGGAGCGCCGTGCCAAGGAAGCTGCCTTGCGCGAGCGTGAAGAGGCGCTGCGTGTTGCTCAGACCATGGTGGAAGAGAACAAACGCCTGAAAAGCACGGTTACGCAGAACCAAGAAGCACTGCTAGAGCAGGCTAAACGTGCCACTCAAGCGGAGCTGGAAAAGGCCAAAGAAGAGTATAAGAAAGCCTATGATATGGGCGATTCTGATGCTCTCGTGGCCGCACAAGAAAGCCTCACGGCTGCCAAAATTAAGGCAGATCGGGTGGCTAACTTTAAGCTGCCTCCTTTACAAGAGGAAGAGCCTAAGCTAAAACCAGAACAACCCGAGCCGGTATTCGATAAACGCGCCGCAGAATGGGCGTCAAAGAATACTTGGTATGGAAATAACGAAGCAATGACGACTTATGCGTGGTCGTTGCATGATGAAATGACGAAACAGGGTATTCCGCCCGGTTCGGATTATTACTGGAACAAGCTGGATGCGGAAATTCGCCAGCGGTATCCAGAGCACTTTGACCCTTCTGATGCGCCTTCTCAGAAGAAAGCACCTGTAGTGGCTCCGGCCACGCGCAGCACAGCGCCCAAAAAGATCGTGCTGACGAAAACGCAGGTAGATGTCGCCCGGCGGCTTGGCCTCACTCCTGAAGCCTATGCCAAAGAGGTTGCGAAACTTAATCAAAGGAATGTTTGATGGACAAGCAAATCAGAACGACTCGTGAAAATGAAACCCGTACCGCTGTGGAGCGCCCGGATCGGTGGCGTCCTGCACAGTTGCTACCCACTCCGAACCCGGAACCGGGATACAGGTTTAAATGGATTCGAGTTTCCATGATGGGCAAGGACGATCCGAAGAACATTTCTAACAGCTTTGCCGAAGGCTGGGAGCCTGTGAAGCTTTCCATGCACCCGGAAGTCAAACTGTTTTCGTTCGGGGAAAGCCGTATTCCAGACAGTATTGAAGTCGGTGGCTTGTTGCTTTGCAAGATTCCAGAAGAGTTCATGGAGCAGCGTTCCGCCCACTATCAGAACGTGGCGGAGCAAGCGATGCAATCCGTGGATAACGACTACATGAAACAGAACGACCCGAGGATGCCGGTCTTTAGAGAGCGTCAATCTTCGAGTACGTTCGGACGACGATAAACATTAGGAGAGAAACATGCCTTATCCGACCGTTTCGATCCCGTATGGCTTGGCACCTGTCAATCGTATTGACGGCATGCCTTATGCTGGAGCCACTCGGGCAATCCCGATTGCTGTGGGTTACGCCACGGCGATCTTCAATGGCGACACCGTGAAACTGGATACCTCCGGCTTTCTGGTTGCCGACACTGGCACCAATAACGCGACCCCGGTTGGCGTGTTGGTGGGCGTTGAGTACATCAATGCACAAGGTCAGCGGATTTTTGGTCAGTATTACCCGGCCTCCGCATCGACCTCGTCCTTCCCTGCCCGCGCGTTTGTGATTGATGACCCGATGGTAGCCTTCAAGGTTGCCGTGGTGTCGTCTGGCACGACCATTGGCTCGGTTGGCCGCGCAGCGATTGGTGCCAACATGGCTTTGGTGCAGACCGCAGGCAGCACCGCGACCGGCGATTCGTATGCCGCCGTGTTGTCGTCCAGCCCCGCAACCACCAACACCCTTCCGGTGCGTGTGATTGATGTGGTGCCGGAAACCGCCACTGGCGCAGACGCGTTCACGGAAGTGATCGTTAAGATCAACACTCACCAGTACAACAGCACGACTGGTATCTAAGGAGCTAAATCATGGCAATTTCACGTTCCCAGCTACTCAAGGAACTGCTCCCGGGCCTGAACGCGCTGTTCGGTCTGGAGTACGCCCGTTACGGCGAAGAGCATAAAGAAATCTACGAAACCGAATCTTCGGAACGTAGCTTTGAAGAAGAAACCAAGCTGTCCGGTTTCTCCGCTGCTCCGGTCAAGCCAGAAGGCCAATCCATGCAGTATGACAACGCGCAGGAAGCATGGACTGCACGGTATAACCACGAAACCATCGTCAGCGGTTTTGCGATCACCGAAGAAGCCATTGAGGACAACCTCTATGATTCTCTGTCGGCTCGTTACACCAAGGGGCTGGCCCGTTCGATGGCTTACACCAAGCAAGTCAAAGCGTCCTATGTGTTGAACAACGCCTTCTCCACCACCGTCACCTACGGCGATGGAAAGTCGCTGTGCGCCACGGATCACCCGCTGGTTTCTGGTGGCACCAACAGCAATCGCCCCACCATCGGCGCCGACCTGAACGAGACTTCGTTGGAAAACGCAGTCATTCAGATCGCCGGCTGGACGGACGAACGTGGCCTGTTGATCGCCGCCAAGCCCCGCAAGCTGATTGTTCCCCCTCAGTTGCAATTCGTCGCCACCCGCCTGCTCGGCACGGAACTCCGCGTCGGCACCACGGATAACGACATCAACGCGCTGAAGAACAACGGCTCGATCCCGGAAGGCTACACCGTCAACCACTGGCTGACCGACCCGAACGCGTGGTTCCTCATCACCGACGTTCCGAATGGGCTGAAACACTTCGTGCGTACGCCCATGCAGACTGGAATGGATGGAGATTTTGACACGGGCAATGTTCGTTATAAGGCCCGCGAGCGGTATTCTTTTGGAGTGAGCGATCCGCTCGGTATCTTCGGTTCGCCCGGTTCGAGCTGATGTAAAATCAAATACTTACGAGTGTTTGGAGGGGCCGAAAGGCCCCTTTTTCATGCCTGTTTGCTTTTTGTTGGTTCCAGTGGTACATTACGGTCACTAGCTTTGTATCGCAAGGAGACGACGGTGACACAGGTAATCTACAAAATTATCAACTTGGTAAATGACAAATTTTATGTTGGAAGCACAAACAACAAGAAGGTGCGGTTTAGGCAGCACCGTAAATTGCTTCGAGGAAATCGACACCATTGCAAGCATCTTCAAGCCGCATGGAACAAGTATGGTGAAGACAAATTTGATTTTCGAGTCATAGAAGAAGTCAGCACTGGAATATCATTGCAAGAAGTAGAAGATAAATACTTGCAAGAACACGTAGGTAAGCCATATTGCTACAACAGTGGATATGCTTCACAAGCACCTTGGAGGAATGCTCCTGCTCATGTAACGCCAAATTTTGGGAAAGCCGTTAGTGAAGAGCAAAAGCAAGCCATTTCAACAACGCTAAAAGCTTTCTACGCAGAGAACTACTACAACCATCCGCGCGTAGGGAAATTGCATTCCGAAGAGACAAAAGCAAAAATCAGTGCAAGCAAGAAAGGCCAAAATGCCGGTGAAAGCCATTACCGTTACGGCCAAGTGTTGTCTCCAGAAGTGCGCGCAAAAATCAGTGCTACACAAGCTGGCAGGCCAAGCCCGCGCAAGGGGCAAAAAATGTCTGAGCAAGGGCGTAACAACGTCAAAGCTGCCGTCAAGCGTGGAGAAGAATCACATTTTTTCGGCAAGCGCCCGGTCAATGCAGACGATTTACAACGCGCCATTATTGCAACGCTACCTGACAGATTGGTACGCGAATTTAAAAGCCTTACTGAAATGCGTAATACGTTAGGCGTGTCAATCGCAACGATTATTCGGGCATGCAAATCAGGCAATCCGGTGAAGTGTGGAGCAATTGCCGGGTGGGTGTTGTCATACAAAGACGCGCCACAAAATGTTGCGCCTGTCATCCCGCCGGAGTATGCACACCTGCCGCGCAGTCGCCAGCAGGCAAAGGAAGAAGGAGCCAAACAATACTTCACCGGCATTCCCTGTGATCGCGGCCATTTAAGCGTTAGATCGACTAAAGGAACATGTATAGAATGCAGGCGCGAAGACGATAAGCTCGCATATCAAAAAACCAAGGAGACAGCATGCAAGAAAAACGTGTAAGCCTGACAGGTCGCAAACTGATGATTGCTATTCCCGCGTATGACGGAAAGATCAATATCCAGTCTGCCTTTGAACTCCCGCAACTGGCTTTGTCTGCGGCGAAGTACGGGTTCAATATCCAGCTTGTTCATATGTCAGGCTGCTCGATCATCACCCGCGCTCGCAACTCTTTGGTCAATCAGTTCCTAGAGTCGGACTGCACAGAACTTCTGTTCATCGACGCTGACATTCACTTCAAGCGCGATGATGTGATCCGCATCATGGCTCTTGGCGGGGATAAAGATGTGCTGGCAGGAGCGTACCCGCGCCGTGCCAAGGATCAAATGTTCTTTACCGACATCTACTACAACGATCACGGCGGCATTGACCTGACGGAAGAAGGCTTGCTACAGGTAGAGCGTATTGGTACCGGGTTCATGTTTATCCGCCGCCACGTATTTGAAGTACTGCGCGACAAACACCCGGAGTGGAAGTATTGGGTGGATGTGGAGAAAACGCACCATTACTCGTTTTTTGACTTCTTGGTTACGCCGGAAGGGTACATGGGCGAGGACTATTTGTTCTGTGATCGAGTCAGGGCAGAAGGGTTTAAGGTCTATTTGGATTCGGAGATTAACCTCGGCCACTACGGAACAACGGAATTTACCGGCCATTTTGGGGAGCAAGTGCTCCAGCCGATGATTAAAAACGCTATGAAAAACAGTGTTTGACCGCACTAAACAGCCGTGCTAAAAAGTAGGTAACCCGGGAATACTGGGTGTGTCCGACAGACCCGGCTGACTTCATGCAGACGGACACACCGAACCGCATGAGGGACAATTTATGACGTTCAGCACCTTTTCGGGGCCGCTTCGCGCTGGCACCGTCAAAGAGGGCGTGGGTGAAAACACCGGCCTCGTTCAACTGGCTCGCTCTGCCACTATCGGCTTTGCAGCGATGACCACCTCTCCCACCGCTCAGGCACTCTTCACGCTGCCTGCCGGTTCTAAGATTCTTCGTTTCAATGTGGAAGTCGTTACTGCCATTTCCGGCGGTTCGGTATCTAACGTCGGCGTGACTGTTGGCGATTCGGGTACGGCCAACAAGTACGTCACCACGTTCAATACGGGTTTGACTTCCGTGAAAGTGGCACAGGCGACCATTGATGCAGCAACGGTAGTGGCGCAGACCAATAATCTTGGCACATCGGATGTCGCCGTGCTGGGCACCTTCACGGCAGCGGGCGGGAACCCCACCGCCGGTTCAATTGTTGTCACGGTGGAATACATTCAGCGTCTTGATAATGGGGCGCAAGTTCCGCTATCGGCTTGACGTTTAGGAGCCTGTTATGGCTAAAACAAACTATAGCCCTACGTTCCCGATGTACCCGGGAGGGGCGGTTGCAATTACGCCAAGCAATACCGTCAACCTTGCTAATCCTGCGGTTATCTATGTGGGTAGTACGGGTAACGTACGTGTGCTGACTGCACAGGGAGATGATGTTACGTTTGTCAACGTCCCTGCTGGCGCAGTTCTCCCCGTGCAAGTCATTCGGGTATATTCCACAAGTACTACTGCCACTAACCTTGTAGGTATCTATTAAGATGTCTTTTGGGCTTGGCTTTGGGTTTCCTAGACAACGGCCGGGGGCTGTGGGTTGGACTCCCGCCCAGCTATCCACGGCGCTGTGGCTTGACGCCGCTGACGCCGGTACCATCACGCTCAACGGCTCAACGGTCAGCCAGTGGAATGACAAGTCGGGCAACGGGCGGAACGCTACGCAATCGACAGCGGCAAACCAGCCGTATTGGGGCAAAGGGCGAAATCTCTTATTGCGAAGTCAAAGTTTTGACGACGTTATTTGGGCGAAAGGTGCTACCTCAGTAACTGTAAACAGTATTTCTGCCCCAGACGGCACTATATCCGCTACCAGATTTATTGCGGATTCATCATTTAATCAGCATTTTTTGACGCAACCCATTAGCCTTTCAAGTGGGCAGCACGCGCTTTCATTATTTGTAAAATACACGGGCCATCGTTACATCCAATTAAGGTTTGGAGCGGCATTTATTGCCGGTGGATTGGGGTATGCGAATTTTGACTTGTTGGGTGCCGTTGTGGGGACTGTAGGCGCAGGGCTTACATCAGCTTCAATAGTGACAGACGCTAACGGGTGGTTACGTATCGTTATTGTAGGGACTGTGTCTGCGGCTACAGCCAGTGTGGGGGCTTGGCTAGTTGATAGCCTTACTGCCTCATCAGCCCCAACAGTTTCAATACCATCCGCCGAAGTTGGGATTTTTGGTTTCCAGCTAAACCCCGGCTCTGCCGCAGACACTTACCAACAAACAGAAAGCATCGCATTCCCAGTGGCGACTGGGATTAACGGCCGGCCCGCGCTGGATTTCAACGGCACCTCGCATGTGTTGAACCTTGTGAATGGTTCAATCCCAACAGATGACAATAACTATTCAATTTTTGTCGTTATGCGCTGGAAAGCAGTGACAAATAGTATTGTAATAGGACGGGTTGGCGGCGCTGCGGGGTCGGGTTCCGCGTGCTATCTGGGGGTTATTGGCGGAAACATCATGGGCAATTGGTGGTCGGGCACTGGGATCTCACTGGACATTCCGGTGGCAAATACCGATGCCTTGTATGATGTTGTTTATAACAACACGACGTCCGAAATAACCGGGGTCAAAAATGGTGCCGTAGTCGAAGTTTTTCTTACCCCATACGACCGGAAGAGTTATGCAGATCAACAATCAATAGGCGCAAATCTTCTTTCGAGCAACCTTTACATGAACGCGCTATTTGCCGAGACAATTGTTGTTCATGGCGCTTTATCAGGCAGTAATCGCCAGCGCGTTGAAGGTTATTTAGCTTGGAAGTGGGGGATGCAAGGCAGTTTGCCAGTCAATCATCCTTATAAAAACGCTCCACCTACGGTGTGACATGACCGACTATCTCGTTTTCCAGACCCAGCAAGCCGCGCAGTTAGCACTTGAAGTTATCTACGCCAACATGGTTGCGGCGATCAGCTCGCCCGATCTGCTGAATGTTGCAACAGGGCAGGTGGTCGATAAAGACGATCTGACGCCTGATGAGGCGGTGCAGGTCAATGCTGACCAGCGACAGTTTCCAGTGTTCGGAGTGAATGCGGCGACCGGGCTCAAAGACCATGACAGCGGCTTCACAACCTCGTGGGCAACGGCGCAAGAAACGGTTGATGGCAAGTGGGTGTTTCCGCAACCAGACCAAGCCTTGATGGATGGCGTGGCGGATTATGTTGTCGAGCCGTACAATCCCGATTGGTTTCCGACAGAACCTACACCAAATGGCTAAAAAATCGGTATCTTTAGCAGTCGTGCGCGGGGAAAAATTGCCGGTATCGCAAGGGGCAGGGCTGACCGCGAAAGGTCGAGCCAAATATAATCGTGAGACGGGGGCAAACTTGAAACCTCCGGCACCAAGTCCTAAAACTAAAAAGGATGCGGCGCGTAAGAAATCATTTTGCTCGCGCATGGGGGCCATGCCCGGGCCAATGAAGGATGAGAAAGGTCGCCCCACGCGTAAAGCTGCGAGTTTGAAACGTTGGGGGTGCTAAATATGCGGTATGAGGATTTGGACGACACAACCCGAGCAGGGTTAGATGCGCTGTCAATCTTTACGGTAGTGGGGACGCTCATAGATATGCTGCCTTCCATCGCTGCGGTTGTGACAATAGTATGGACGAGTATTCGTATCTACGAAACCGATACCGTTCAAAAACTGCTTCGCCGTAAAGCATCTGACGAAAAAAACCCAGATGCCAAGTAAAAGCACAAAACAAGCGCGCTTCATGCGGGCAGTGGCTAACAGCCCTGAGTTTTCTAAAAAAGTAGGGGTGCCGACTTCTGTCGGTAAAGAGTTTGTACGCGCCGATAAAGGCCGCAATCTTAACGAGGGTGGGGAAATGGCTGAATCCAAAAAGATGGTGAAGAAAGAAGTGGCGTTCATGAAAGCTAAGGGTGCGCCTAAGTCAATGATTGCCCACGAAGAATCGGAAGTGAAGGGCATGAAGAAGGGCGGCAAGTGCTACGCTGCGGGCGGCTTCACCAAGTCGGCAGACGGCATCGCACAGAAGGGCAAGACCAAGGCAAAGCAGATTGTGATGAAAGGCAAGAAGTAATGCCGGAAGAAAAGCGTAGCGAAGACCCGCTGGAAGGCGCTCAGTACGGCCCGAAAGAGCCTCGTAGTCGTGCGCAGCGCTTGATGGACACGTTATCTGACGTTGATCTTTACGCAGCCGCGCAGTCATTAGGCCCGACCGGATATGGTGTTGGCGGTATGACGAGCGTTGCAGGGAAAGCGTCAAAAGCCGCCAAGCCAGCAAGTAAGGCAAAGTATGCTAAGGGCGGTGCAGTTGGGTCGGCGTCTAAGCGTGCAGATGGGATTGCTCAACGTGGCAAGACAAAAGGCCGTATGGTCTGATGGAGAGTCATCATGATGGCAAGCAGGGGTATGGGCGCAATCAGCCCGTCCAAGATGCCCAAGGGCAAGAAGATCAAGCGCAAGGATCATCCTCAAGATGTGACGATGTATCAGGAGGGTGGCAAGGTTGGCCTGTACGAGAACATCAATCGCAAACGTGAGCGTATTGCAGCGGGTTCCAAAGAGAAGATGAGGAAGCCCGGTAGCAAAGGCGCTCCGACCGAGGAAGCGTTCCGTAAGTCGGCACTCACAGCCAAGAGGTAACTATGGCAACATCCGGCACGACGGCGTTTAACCCGGAATTTACCGAGCTGGCTGAAATGGCGTGGGCACAAGCTGGCCGTGAAATGCGGTCTGGCTTTGACCTTCGCGTGGCTCGGTTTGCCATGAACATGCTGACGATTGAGTTGGCAAATCGTGGCATCAATCTTTGGACAATCGAGCAGGGCACCATTCCGCTTGAGCAGGGCGTCAATACCTACAATCTTCCAGCTGACACGATTGATCTGTTGGAGCATGTCATTCGCACCAGTGCAGGCATGCAGAACAACCAGACTGATCTGAATATCACGCGGATCAGCGTATCAACCTACTCCACAATCCCAAACAAACTGACACAAAGCCGACCGATCCAAGTATGGATTCAACGGCTGCGGGACAATCCAAAGATTACGGTGTGGCCGACGCCCGATCAAGGCACGGCTGGAAACCCGTACTATACGTTTGTCTATTGGCGTATGCGCCGTATTCAGGATGCAGGCGCGGGGATTGAGACGCAAGACCTGCCGTTCCGGTTTCTCCCGGCAATTATTGCTGGCTTGGCGTATCAGATTGCGCTTAAGACGCCGGAGCTGATTCAGCGTGTGCAAGTTCTCAAGTCTGAGTACGACCAACAGTTTGACTTGGCTGCGGGCGAAGACAGAGAAAAGGCCGCTCTTAGGCTTGTGCCACGCGCTCAGTTTATTGGTGGTGGTGCGCGGTAATGAGTAACAGGTTTTCCAGCGGCAAGTTCTCAATCGCACAGTGTGATGTGTGCGGATTCAGGTATAAACTGAAAGAGCTTAAAGCGCTGGTGATTAAAACAAAGCAAGTCAGCATCTTGGCTTGCCCGACATGCTGGACGCCGGATCATCCTCAACTTCAATTGGGTATGTATCCGGTAGATGATCCACAAGCGGTACGGAATCCACGCCGTGATAGTACCTATACACAGTCCGGCCAAACCAGTATTGGTACGTTTGGCGAAGGCAGCCGGATTGTGCAGTGGGGATGGAATCCGGTCGGTGGGGCAAGTTTGGATGCGGCAGGCCTGGTGCCTAATGCGTTGGTCGCCAAGGCAGAAGTAGGCCAAGTAACAGTTTCTTAGGGGATAAACATGGAAATGAAGAAAGTGGCTAAGACGGAAGCCAAAAAAGCGGTCAAAGCGCATGAGAAAAAGATGCACGCTCAGAAGTTTGCCAAAGGCGGCAAGACCAACGCTCAAATGAAAGAACTCGGGCGCGGTTTGGCTAAGGCGGCAAATCAGAAGAAGTCGTCATTCACCTACAAAGGCGAAAAGACCAATGCCTAAGTTCAGCAAGAAGTTGATGGGCAAAGAGGTTGGTCAGGCATCTACCTACGCGGAGCCGCATACCATGCAAGGTAAAAAGACTAAAGAGCAGGACTACGGGCGGGACATCCCGTTCAAAAAGAAGAAGAACTGGAAGCCAATGGATGGCGTGTCCATGAGCCTTGACGATGACGTTAAGACTACTGGCATCAAGATTCGTGGCACCGGCGCTGCTAAAAAGGGTGTGACGGCCCGAGGCCCGATGGGTTGAGATCATGCTGTATGCCGATCTGGTAGCCCGCGTCAGCGATACGACGGAAAACACTTTTGATACCGCCGTGATGGATAACTTCATCCGTCAGTCGGAAACACGCATTTACCAGACGGTACAGCTTGCGAATCTGCGGAAGGACACAAGCGGCACGCTGGTGATTGGGACGCCGACGGTCAATTGCCCGACCGACTTACTGTCTATTTATTCAGTAGCCGTGGTGGATGCAGGCGGTGCGTGGAATTTTCTGCTCAACAAAGACATCAACTTTCTGCGGGAAGCGTACCCGAATCCTAATACGACGGGGACGCCACGGCACTACGCTATTACCCAGCCCGCAACGGGTAATGACTTGACGTTACGCCTGACGTTCGCGCCGACGCCGAGCGCAGCATTGACGTATGAAATCAATTATTCCTACCGGCCAGAATCTATTGTCACGGCTAACGAGACATGGCTTGGGGATCACTTTGATAACGCGCTGTTCAATGGCACGTTGGTTGAAGCGGCTCGATACATGAAGGCCGAGCCTGACATTGTGAAGCTGTACAACGATATGTACGAGCAATCGATTGCACTCCTCAAGAACTTGGGCGATGGCAAGCAGCGTCAGGACGGCTACCGTAGCGGCCAAGTCAGAATACAGGTGAATTGATGATTGCCCAGACCCAATGCACCAGCTTCAAGGCAGAGTGCTACCAAGGCATTCATGACCTGATAAACGACACCATTAAGGTAGCGCTCTATACCAGCGCAGCAGACTTGAGCGAAAGCACGACGGCATATTCCGCAACCAACGAAATTACGGGCACCGGATATGTAGCAGGCGGTCAGGTGATGACGGGCGTTACCGTCAATTCCAGCGGCTCGGTAGCGTATGTGAATTTCAGCAATGTGGTATGGACTCCAGCGCAATTTACGGCTCGTGGCGCGTTGATTTATAACGCCAGCAAAGCTGATCGAGCTATTGCAGTGCTGGATTTTGGTTCAGACAAAAGTACCAGTACGACCTTTACATTGAGCATGCCCGCAAACACCGCGACGAGCGCACTTATCAGGTCGGCATAAGGAAAATAAATGGCAACTGCATACACTTCATTGCTTGGATTGGCACTTCCTGTAACGGGCGAACTTTCAGGTACGTGGGGCGACACGGTCAATAATGCAATTACGTCATTGCTTGATAGTGCAGTGGCAGGCACGACCACGTTAAGCACCGATGCAGATGTAACGCTGACGACCACGACCGGGGCTACCAACCAAGCGCGGCAGGCCATTCTGTTATGCAGCGGTGCAAGGACGGCGATCCGCAACATCACGGCTCCGGCACAGTCCAAGATGTATGTGGTTATCAACAACACCACTGGCGGCTATGGTGTAGTCATTCGTGGCGCAGGCCCGACGACGGGTGTGACGGTTGCCAATGGCAAAACGGCAGTAGTGGTATGGAACGGCAGCGACTTTGTGGAAGTGGCCCCGGCGGTGGCAACGAACTTGTCGGGTGGAACAGCAGGCGCATTGCCTTACCAGACGGCAGCAAATAACACCGCATTCCTGAGTATCGGCACGAACAACTTTGTGCTGACTTCCAATGGCACCGCGCCGGTATGGACAACCAACACCGGCACCGGGAATGTGGTGCGGGCTACGAGTCCGACCATTACGACGCCAACGATTACAACCAGCATTACGGCACCGCTTCTCATTGGCGGCACCGGCACCACCAGCACGCTGGCATTGCGCTCCACTTCTGGCGTAGGCACGACGGGTGCAGACATCATCTTCCAGACTGGCAATAACGGTGCCACGGAAGCGATGCGTATTCTAAACAGCGGAAACGTTGGCATTGGGACGAGTAGTCCAGCTGCTAGATTGACAGTGAGTGGCGGCCAAATTTTGGCAATTAGTTCAGGGGCGGTAAGGGCTACATTAGATAGTACCGATGCCAATACAGGCTCAATTCAGTTTAACCAAAATGGCGTAGCAAGGGCATATTTTGGAGGAGCAAATTGGGCGATAACACCAGCCGGGTCAGCAAATGATTTTGCTCTTGTTACTGCGGGCGCTTACAACTTGATTTTAGGCACAAACAATGCCGAAAGATTGCGTATTGATAGCAGTGGACGAGTGTTGATTGGTACCGCTAGCGCAACTTCTATAAGCGGTTTTACCGCTAGGACTGAAACGCAATTTACCACATCGGAGTATGCAAGCTCATTTGTTCGGCAGGCGGGGGCAACCGCCACATCAGCATGTTCAATTAACATCTGCCGAACACGTGGGACTGTTGTTGGGGCTTTAACAACAGTAGCGAACGGAGATGCCATTGGTCTCATTAACTTTCAGGGTACGGATGGCGTTGGTTACTATTCAACAGCTTCCATTGCAAGCTTGGTTGATTCAACCGTCAGCACCGGAATTATTCCCGGTCGTTTGACGTTTTCTACAACATCAACGGCAGGCACTCCGACTGAACGTATGCGTATTGATAGCGCGGGGAACGTCGGCATTGGCATATTAAGCCCGGCTCGTATGTTGCATGTATCAAGCACAAATTTATCAGCATTTTTTGACCGTGACGGAGGGAATCCCGGGGCAATAGGGTTGCGAGGAAGTCGTGGTACTTTATCTGCGCCGACACAATCGCTGGCAAATGACACGCTTGGGACCATATCAGGATTTGGTTATACGAGTTCCTCAGCATTTACAACCGCTGGCATTGCAAGTATGACGTTCTACGCAGCAGAAGCGCTAACGAGCACGGCGCAAGGGTCGTATATAACATTTGCTACGACAGCTATAGGCGCATCCACGTTAAGCGAACGGATGTTTATTAGCAGCGCAGGGAATGTTGGTATTGGAACGTCATCCGCAAGTGTTCGATTGCAGCTGGCCGATTCCTCATCGACAGTATATACGTCTACATCAGCAGCTTTAGTTGCGCCTAGAGGGTTGATTTCAGCAGAAAATACTAGCATTACTACGGGATCGTATTCTGGAATAGCTTTAAATGCCAAAAATGCAAACAATAACTCGGCTATTGGTTATATTGGAGTAATATCAGAGCCAACAGATTATGTTTGTGATATTGTATTTGGCAGCCGAACCGGCGCAACCGCGTACGCAGAACGTATGCGTATTGACTCTACAGGCAACGTAGGAATTGGGACTAACAGCCCGACGGCTAAACTAAGTGTTAGCGGAAATATCAGTACCGCAGAAAAGACCAACGCTTATATTGGGGTGGATATTGCCACATCCGCAGGCAATGGCGGCGATCTAACCCTTAAAGCAGGTAACGGAAGCGGCGCGGGGAACACGTCAGGTGTTTTGTACTTGGCTTATGGGCGTGGGGCATCCACAGCGTCTAACGGTTACATGGCTTTTGGGCGGGCAGCCGCGACCAATACAGCAGGTCTGGATTCTAACGGCGAGTTCATGCGCATCGACAGCGCAGGCAACGTAGGAATTGGGACAAGCTCTGCCGATGGTTATGCGTCGCGGTTTTTGCAACTGTACGGGGCAACTGACTCCTCTATTCGTCTGACCAACAGCACGACTGGAACAACGAAAAACGACGGCTCAGACATTCAAGTGGCTGGCCTTGACTTGCAAATTATCAACCGTGAAAGCGCGGCAATTAGGTTTTACACGGGAATTGCCGAGCAAGCGGCTATTGATGCCAGCGGCAACTTTCTTGTTGGTGTTTCGTCTGTATCCGCAGCGGGAGGGGTTTCATTTAGGGCAGATGGAATTTCAAGAAACGTGGTTTGGAACAGAAGTTCAACCTCTTCAACTTCATACCCGTTGGAATTTCAAAACGGCGGAGTAGTAGTCGGTTCTGTTTCATACAACAACACTTCAACGTCTTACAACACCACCTCGGACTACCGACTCAAGGAAAATATCAGGCCAATCGATCGGGCATTGGAAAAAGTGATCGCACTGCGGCCGGTGGCCTACACTTGGAAGGGGAACGGATCAGACGGCGAAGGGTTTATTGCCCATGAACTACAGGAAGTGTGCCCGCAGGCGGTGACGGGAACCAAAGACGAGCAGGATGAAACAGGCAACCCACGTTATCAAGCAATCGACCAAAGCAAATTGGTCAGCTTGCTCACCGCGGCCATTCAAGAACTCAAGGCCGAACTTGACGCGCTAAAAGCGCACATCAAAGGAGACTGAAATGAATGCAACTATCGTAGCAGCACTGGCCCGCCACATCTTGACTGCCGCAGCCGGTGGCATGGCCGTGAAGTACGGCGTGGATGGCGGAACGCTTGATGCAATCATCGGCGGCTTTGCAGCATTGGCCGGGGTAGGTTGGTCAATCATGGACAAGAAGAGGGTCCAACAGTGACGATTCAGTACGAGTGGGTGATAGGCCCGTTTGATGTGCGCTTAGAAGCCGACGGATTGACTAAAGTTATCTACGGTGTGCATTGGCGATTGGTCGGTACAGAGGATGGCTTTCAAGCATCTGTATATGGATCACTTGGTCTGCCGCCGCCGGAATCAGAACACTTCACACCATTTGAAGAATTGACAAAAGAAATGGTTATTAAATGGGTTGAGCATTATCTTGGTAATGATAAAATTGCCGAGCTTAAGATTGCATTGGCTAACGATATTGATAGGCAACGCAATCCGGTAGATGTCACCATTCAACCTCCGTGGAGTGAGTAATGATTAAGCTGGAACTGTCTGTTGAAGAAGTGCAAATTGCATTGGTTGGTCTGTCAAAGCTTCCCTATGAAGCTGTTGCAGGCGTGATTGACAAGATCAAAACACAAGCACAACCGCAGGTTCAGCCCGCAGAACAAGCGGCAGAGTAATACAATGGCGATGGGCAGTCCGGCCTGTCCATCGTCTAGCAATCAGCCGTGCCAGTAGTCATTCTCCACTACGATCACGGACTGAATTGTGAAAGAAAACTTCGACAAAGCCTTTGCTCGTCTCCTTGTTCATGAGGGGACTTTCTCAAACCACCCCCAAGATAAAGGCGGCGTCACCATGTACGGCGTCACTCAGCGCGTCTGGGAAGAATGGGTCGGGCATCCTGTCGATGAAAAGACCATGCGTAACCTTACGCCGGATATGGTCAAGCCTCTCTACAAACACAAGTATTGGGACAAGGTATGCGGCGATGATCTGCCCGCCGGGGTGGATTATTGCGTGTTTGATGCTGCCGTAAACAGTGGCCCCGGTCGTGCAATCAAGTGGCTTCAACAGGCAGTGGGCGCAACACAAGATGGGGCGTTAGGCCCAAAGACGCTTGCCGCCGTCAAAGCAGCAGACCCAAAATTACTGGTCGTTGGATACAACGCCATTCGCCTTGCTTTCTTACAAGACCTCCCGACATGGGGCACGTTCGGTCGCGGCTGGGGACGGCGCGTTGCTGACGTTAAACAAGAAGCAAGCAGCATGGTTGCTTAAGGAGCAGCAAAGTGCCGTTAAAAAAGATTCTACTGACTCCCGGAGTTGTGAAAGAAAACACGCGCTACACCAATGAAGGACGTTGGTATGACTGCGACAAGATTCGCTTCAGACAAGGTACCCCAGAAAAAATCGGCGGGTGGTTACGGTTTTCATCTGCTACGTTTTTGGGCTTATGCCGCAGTTTGTGGAACTGGATTACGTTAGCCAGTCTGGATTTGGTTGGTGTAGGTACGCACTTAAAGTTTTACATTGAAAGTGGCCTACAGTATTACGACATCACTCCAATTCGAGATACGGCAACGCTTACTAACCCATTCACAGCAACCAACGGGTCATCCACGATCACCGTGCAAGATGTAGCGCATGGATGTGTGACCGGTGACTATGTGACGTTCTCTGGGGCTACAGGTCTTGGTGGCAATATCACGGCATCGGTGCTGAACAGAGAGTATCAAGTCACGGTGGTATCAGTGGATTCATACACTTTCACCGCTACGGCAACGGCTAATGCAACGGACGCAGCAGGTTCGCCGGGTGGCGGGACGGTAACAGCGGCATACCAAATCAATACCGGGCCCGCGTTCAGCGTGCCCCTTTCTGGTTGGGGTGCCGGGCCGTGGGGTGGTGGATCATGGGGATTGACCTCGTCTAACCAAGACCTTCGTCTGTGGAGCCAGTCAAACTTTGGCGAGGACTTGGTATTCAACCCTCGTGGGGGCGGCATTTATTATTGGGATGCAACCGCAGGCTTAACTTCGCGTGGCGTTAATATCAGCACACTTCCCGGCGCATCAGGCACACCGACTCGTGCCGACTTCATCTTTGTGTCGGATTTCAACAGGTTCTTGTTTGCATTCGGAACGACCGATGTAGTGACGTTGGCTTACGACCCAATGTTGATTCGATGGTCAGACCAAGAAAATGCTGCAAGCTGGACGCCTAGTGCAACAAGCCAAGCCGGGGATATTCGGCTTTCTCATGGGTCAGGCATCGTCGGCGCATTGCAAGTCCGTCAGGAAATCATGGTCTGGACGGATGCAGCGTTGTATTCACTTCAATATCTTGGCGCGCCGGAAGTGTGGGGGTCGCAACTGCTTGGCGACAACATCTCAATCTGTTCGCAGAACTCGATGATTATGGCCTCGGGTGTGGCCTACTGGATGGGTGTTGATAAGTTTTACAAGTATGACGGACGAGTGCAGACCTTGCGCTGCGACCTCCGGCAATACATTTATCAAGATATCAATACGGCTCAGTATGGTCAAATCTTTTGTGGGACGAACGAAGGATTTAATGAAGTCTGGTGGTTCTATTGTTCCGCAAATTCAACGACGGTAGATAGATACGTTGTGTATAACTACCTTGATGATATTTGGTATCACGGCAATATGGCGCGTACGGCATGGTTGGACAGTGGACTTCGCCCGACTCCGATAGCAGCAACGTACTCAAATAATCTTGTGAGCCACGAAGTAGGCAACGACGATCAAGAAGGGGCGACGGCAGTACCAATTACGGCGTACGTGACTTCGGCAGAGTTTGACCTAGATGACGGCCATAACTTTGCATTTATCTGGCGGATATTGCCGGATATTACGTTCCGTGGATCAAGCACCGGAAGCCCACAAGTTACCATGTATGTGCTGCCGCTAGACAACAGCGGGTCTGGATACCACGTAGATAATGTATCGGCAAATCAATCGGTTGGCGGAACAAGCTATGCAACGGTAACGCGCGTGGCGACGGTGCCGGTAGAAGAATTTACGGGGCAGGTATATACGCGTGTCCGGTGCAGGCAAATGGCATTGAAAGTAGAGAGTACCGGATTGGGTGTGGCATGGCAGTTAGGCGCACCACGTTTCGATTTCAGACAGGATGGGAGACGGTAGATGCACGAAGCGATGGAAAGTAGTAGAATGGCGTAGTTTTCATTTTTGGAGAATCTCATGCCTCGCTTTGTTGATCGTACTGGACATCGCTACGGACGTTTGACCGCTGCCGAGCAGGTCGGCACCAATCACTACAAAAAAATATTATGGCGTTGTGTTTGCGATTGCGGGAATGAGGTAGTGGTAAATAGCAGCGCATTAGGGAGTGGAAAGACATTGTCATGCGGCTGCTACTTAAAAGAGCGCATCACTAAACACGGTTCATCTAAAAAATCTTCGTACAATACTTGGCGGGCTATGGTGCGCCGCTGTCACACGCCAACGGATAAAGACTATCCACGTTATGGTGGAAAAGGGGTAACTGTGTGTGAGCGATGGCGTGAATATACCAATTTCGCTGCCGATATGGGCGAACCCAGCGGAGACGAAACGCTTGATAGGATTGATACGTATGGAAACTACGAACCAACCAATTGCCGTTGGGCTGGGGTAAAAACGCAAAACAGAAATGTACGTGTCCGGGCGTCCAGCAAGACTGGCGTAGTCGGAGTTAGTGAAACACAACACGGAACCTACATAGCAAAAGTGACCGTCGGGAAAAAAGCGTTTTACTCCAAGCGCTTCAAAACAATAGAAGAAGCTGCCGCAGCACGCAAACAGCTTGAATGTTTGCACTGGGGAGAAGTTTAATGGCACTTATAGACGCTCGAATGCCAGCAGTACCAAACTTGCCACTAGGCCCGGTTCAGTACGACCGTCAGTTTGTGGATCAGTTTTCAAACGTACTGCGTTTGTACTTCAATCAGCTTAACAACGTAGTGGGGAAGCTCGTGGCAAACCAAGGACCATACGAAGTAGGCTTTTACGGCATGGCTGTCGATGCGTTCGGGCGTGCCCGAGTGAGCACCCCTTTTTCGTTGTTCGATAGCCAAAGCCGATACGCATCTGACAACCAGTTTGACACCTCGACAGCGATAGGCGGCACGGCAACTTATCAGGCCAATGAAAGTACGGTTGATCTAGGCGTGACGACAAGTTCCGGTAGCGAAGTGGTGCGGCAGACCTTCCGAAACTTTCCCTATCAGCCGGGTAAAAGCCTGTTGATTTTGGCAACGTTTGTTATGAATGCGGCAAAGACCAATCTTCGCCAGCGGGTAGGGTATTTCAGCACGCAGAATGGCATCTTCTTGCAGCAAGATGACTCCACCGTGTCCTTCGTACTTCGTACTTACACCAGCGGGGCGGTGGACGATACGCGGTCTGTATCTCAAGCCAACTGGAACGGCGACAAGCTGGACGGCACGGGCGTGAGCGGTATTACGCTTGATCTGACCAAATCTCAGATTTTGTTTATCGATATTGAGTGGCTGGGCGTAGGCAGCGTGCGGTGCGGATTCGTTATCGACGGGCAGTACATCGTGGCGCATACCTTCACCAACGCCAATCAAAATGCCAAGGTCTATATGACCACGGCTATTCTGCCGGTGCGCTACGAGATCACCAACAAGGCTGCCACTGCCAGCGCCTCGACCATGAAGCAGGTTTGCTCCTCGGTTATCAGTGAGGGCGGCTACGAAGCAACATCGATTGACCATGTGGCGCGACGCACCACGGCATTGGGCACAATCAGCACAACATTCCTGCCGCTGGTCTCTATCCGGCTTGCCTCCACAGCACTCGGCGCTGTTGTACTCCCAAACCGAGTACAGGTGTTGCCGACAACCAACCAGAACTACGAAGTCGCGTTGTTTAAAAATCCGACCCTGACAGGGGCAAGCTGGGCAGCGGTTGATACGGACGCCAATGTGCAATACGACGTTGCATCCACGGCGATGACAGGCGGGAGTATTGTGCAGACGGACTACGTGACGACCAGCGGTAGCGGGGGAGTGGGGAATCTAGTCGCGCCAACCGGCTACAACTTCGACTTGCAGTTGGGCGTGTCGCTGGCGAATGTGAGCGACATCTACACGGTGGCGATACGAACAGTATCCGGTGCCACGACGGGCGACGCCGTAGGATCGCTGTCGTTTTACGACCTGACTCAGTGAGACAGATATGGTGATGATGGGGCCAAGGCTGTTTGAGCCGATTCCGCAGGACAAGAATGATCCTAACAATGCATATTATAAAAGCAATCCCGATTGGGAATTGGTTACTGTTCCGGGCCAATATGTTGAGCCTGTATATACTCCACAAACTGGAGAGGGAGGCGGAGATTTAATTAGGCCGGGATACCAATTCCCAGATACTCAAGTATGGCAAAAGAAACAGGGAACTCCAGACGTTCGATTAACGCTGGGCGCAGATTCTGTCAGCAATGTTAAGCCAATGTTCTCAAAACAAGGAAACATTAACATTGGCACTCAAATGACATACAACGGCGTACCTGTTGTATATGTCCCACAAGAGTTTGCTAACCAAGGTTTGTTCAAAAATGGAACGCAGTATTATTCTTCTGCTTATTTGAACAAAGACCTATGGCAATTTGCCAAGCCAGTAATTCTTGACCAACCAGTTATAGACAAAAACACAAGTTTAAAATCTGCTCTTGGTGATTACCAATACAAAAACTATGGCTATATTATTGACCAAGAAAAGTACAATCAATATAAAGCCAACACGGTTAATTTGACTAAAGAATGGGGAATGAATGCATACGGCGGTTGGAAAACGTCCGTTCCTATACAGGGTATTACAGAGCGTAACGGTCAATTGATGTATTACGGGATGCGAGGCAGTCCGTCAGCGGGAGAGCTAACCACGTTTGATGCCAGCGGACAGGGGATGTTAAATCCTTGGAAGACGGGTAGCAGCGGGTTTATTCCTCGTCTTGGTGGGTATATTGGCGACTTTATTTCTGACATCCGACCAATTGCGCAGGTAGCCTCCATATTCAGCCCGCCAGTAGCCACGTTCTTGGCAGCATACGACGCCACCACAGCGGCCACGCAGGGCAAGTGGGGGCAGGCGATGATGGCCGCACTCCCCATGTTCGTGCCGTCAGCCAGCGGCCAGCCTCCGATTATTGACATTCCAGCAGTGGCCGAGGCTACCAAATCTCTGTCATCGGCGTTGAACATTTCCACGCAAGCAGCAGGGAACATGGTTCGCGGCGCAGTAGAGTTGGCGGCAAACGGCGGCGACCTTAAACAGCTTCTTACCAAGCAAGTAGCCAACTATTTAGGCGCTCAAGCGGGCGGATTTGTAGAGAAATTATTTACCGACAACAAACTTGATGGGCTGGCGCAGGTAGCAAAATCGGTGTCGGCGGCAGGCACGCGGGCATTGTTGCTTAATCAAAATGTTGGTGATGCTACCAAGTCGGCGTTTATCAAGACCGCTGTGCCAATGGCAATGGAAACCGTTCCGGGCTGGGCCGATTTTGCCAAGAGTAATCCCAACGCAGCAAATGACCTGAAATCAGCGGCAGTGACGGCGGCGCAGACAGGCGACTTCAAGGCCGTGGTGCAGGACTATTCTGGACGCGTGATTACGCGGGCGGCTACAGATGCAGCAGAACGCGAACTCAACGCGGAAGGAAAGTCGCTCACTGATTCGCAGAAGCGTCTTATCTCTAGCACTGTTACGTCGGCCATTCAGGGCAAGCCTATTGATGCCGCGTTACAGCGATATGCTATAGACGAGGCCAAGCGCACTGTCAATAACGGCATTGCAGTATCACAAGGCTGGGAGAGTGACGCACAAAAAACCTCGGCTCAGAAGATGTATGGCAATACCATCAAGCCGCAGGAATACATCGCCAAGCAACAAGGGTGGGAGGATTTAGCCGAGAAAAACGCAGCGCTGAAAGCGTATGGCAATACTATAACCCCGGTTGGGTTCAAGGAGCGGGAGCAGGTCAAGAGCGTTGACCCGACGTTTGATGCAGCCGCGTATTCAAAGCTGAACGAAATCACTGGCGACCCATACCGGCACTTTCTTGAGCAGGGCAAACAGTCCAACTTGCCAACCAATTACGAGAAAGGTGCGGAGGCCGCGCTTCGTTCAATTGGATACAAGCCTGATGGGGACGACATCAAGAACGTGGCTGACTTGTTCAAGCAGTCGGCCAATCCTGATGTGGCGCTGAATCAATACTACGATCAGCATTGGGTGACGCCGGAAGAAGCGGCAGCAGTGGCAAAAGATGCCGGGTTTGACCTCACGCCAGAGCAGCTATCTCGTTACACAGGGCAAACAAAAACCGGCCAGCAGGCGGTGCTGGAAGATGTTTCTACGGCAGCACGCATCGGCAAGACGGCGCAGGACACGCGAAACGCGTTCATTGACAAGCAGCTTGAGCCGGTGATTCAGGCGTACAAGAAAGAAGGCTATTCCGACGCCGAAATTCAAGCAGCACTCCCCGGACTTCGGGATCAGCTTAACGCGGCTGTTGGAAACAAAGTAACGGCGATGTCTGACTATGCCAGCCAAGTAAAAGCGGTGTATGGAGACAAGTCGCCCGAGTATGCAGAGGCACAGAGGAAGCTACTCGATGCTCAATCGGCACTTGGAGGATACGGTGTCGTAAAAGAAGGCGATCAGTATAAAAATGTATCAGGCGAAGCAATCAAATATGATGCGCCGACTTCTTCCTCATCATGGATTAGCAGTCAGCAGCAAAGTATGTCAGGCGTGTATGATTCTTATGGCCGTGAATACACGGTAGGTGATTATTTGCGATTGCCGTCCGGTGCAAATGTATATGACCAGAGCGGAAAGCAAATAAAAATTGGCGATGGCATGGCAATTGAAATTGCTGGGACGCCTGCAAGTGAGATAGGCACTTTAGCGCAGATTGGTAAAACACCAACAGATAAGTGGCTTCCCGGCCCATTAGAGGCAATGTTTGGCGGTCAGACAAGCGGAGGTGCAAAAACTGGTGGTGGATTTTCTTTGCTAGGCAAAACGGGTGACGGAGATGCGGTTTATGGAAAAGAAGGATTGGATTTTACTTTAATAAATTACGCAGATGGTACGACAAAAGCAGTAAATCCAAAAACGCAACAGGTGTATTTAGTCCCTCCTCAGAAAGCGCAGGAATTAATACCAAAAAAACAAGATGTTACTCCAAATGTTGTGCCAAAGCCGCCAGAACCTAAGCAAACACAAGTAGAAGAACTGATAAAGCAAGCTACGGAGCAGGCGCAGCAGCAGCGTGTCAGCGCAGAGGAAGTGCAAGACCTTCTCAAGAAAGCGGGCTATCAAGCCACGCCGGAAGAGATCGCACAATTCACCGGCGTAAAACCGATGGAACAAGTGACATCGGACATTCAGAAGTACGTTGATCCGCGCATGGTGACATCGGAAGAAGTCTTGCAGATGTATCGTGACCTCGGTTTGCAGTCTCCAACGGAAGCGGATATTGCAAGGTTTGTTGGTCAACGCGAACAAGCAGGCATGCCGGATATAATCAGACCATACCTGCCTACTGCTTCGGCCAATGTGATTACGCAACAGGCGGAAAAGGACAAGCTGAACGTGCAGCAACAGCAGCAACAGTTTGGTGACATAAACAACCGCATCAATCAATTGCAGCAGCAAGGCTTGTCACAAACAGAGGCGACTAACCAAGCACTGCGGGAACTGGCCGCGGGACAGGCTGGGTTGGGGCAGCGGATTGGCGATGTTCAGACCGGCTTGCAAGGGCAGATTGGAAATTTAACTGGCGATATAACGAAGTTGCTGACAGGTCTTGGCACACAGATTGGAAAAACAAACCAAGGATTACAGCAACAGATCGGCCAAGTCCAACAACAAGCAAACCTTGCTAATCTTATGACATTGCTTGGCGTGGCAAAGCAACAGGAAAAAGAGCCTCCGCCGATTCCGTTAACGGGCAAGATTACGCCTTATGAGTTTTCCACCGACTTATTAGCCGGTATTTATCAGCCGCCAAAGACAGGGCTATTTGGCACCAATCAACAACTTTTGAATCTGTCAAAGGAATAACAATGAGTGCAGAAGATTACATCGATCAAGGCGGGCTTGGTCAAGGCGGCGGATCAAACTGGCTTGATGACATCCTCAAAGGAATTACGGGCGGTGGGTCAAGCGGAACGACCGGAGGCGGATCAAATGCTGTTGGAGATATTCTGAAAGGAATCTTTGGAGGTGGCGGTGCCGGTGCCGGTGGAACGGAAGGTGGCAAAAACATCATTCAGTCAAACGCTGGCAACATCACAGCATTGCTTGGTTTGTATGCACTTATGGGCGGGAACAAGCCCAAAACCGCTGGTTATGCAGGATCAATCCCTAGGCTTACGGCGACGCGAGAACAGTACGCACAACCGGCTGGCCGTCGTCCCGGATCAGAAGCCGGTCGGCATTTTGGCGATGTCCGATATGCAGCTGAAGGCGGGTATCTTCGAGGGGCAACGGGCGGTATGGCGGATGAACTGGATACGACCATTGATGGGGAGCAACCGGCCAAACTGAGTCATGGCGAGTTTGTC